GACATTATAAATACCTATCAAAATGAGAACTTGCAATCAACAAAGAGACAACGCTAACCATCTGCCTCGCAGGGTATTTGATGAACTTGCAAAAGTGGATAACAAGCCCAAATTTAAAAATAAGGCACGCACTGGGTCAATTAGTGGCCTTGTGGCGGTCGAAATCCCGGAGGCTAAACTAACCATCTTCGTACCGCCGGACAAGGTAGAGGTGGCACGGGAACGGTACATGGAAAAATTGAATCAAAATCACCCAAACCTTTATAATATTTAACCCTATGGAAAACCCATGTACCACTTGCGGAATAAATAAATTCTGCTCCAGACCGAAAAAAGACCTGCTGTTTTGCGGGGCATATACACCAACCGCTAACTATCCGAAATCGGATAATGAGGTCCCTGCACCGCCCTCCGTTCCTGATAAACCAAAATCCAAAACCCAGCAGATACTTGAATACATGAAGACCGGGAAATCCCTGACCCAGCCACAAGCCGCAAAACTATTCAATGCGTGGCGGTTGTCGGATATCATTTTTAAGCTCCGTCACCGGGGCCACAGCTTCGATGTCACACTGAAAGGGAAAAGCGGGTACGCCGAATATCGTTACCGGGATCAAAAATAAATTTTCCCCACTATGTCGAAATCGGATAATTTTGATGTACCTTTGTGGTCTGCAATTGAGATTAATCTATGACACCAAATTCAACTTTTCACTCACATAAAACGGCAACAGGCCGGGGACAATTTCCTTCCTTACGGATTGATCTTGATTGCAGCCCCGGTCCTGTTTGCCTTATATGGAGGTTAATATGAGTTTACGGAACCAACCATACTTACCACTTTACGTTCAGGATTTTTTGACTGATGAAAAATTAATTGAATGTTCAGCGTTGGCAACCGGAGTTTATATTCGGTTAATGTGCATAATGCACAAGTCAGATGAATATGGAACTATTTTGCTCAAGCAAAAGGACAAGCAAAACACCCAGCAAATTTTAAATTTTGCTGCAAAACTTGCTAAACACATGCCTTATCCTGAGGTCGAAATAATTGCCGGATTAACTGAACTGTTAAATGAAGGCGTTTTGCAGATTGAAGGTGATGTACTTTCGCAAAAGCGTATGGTTAAAGACAATAACCTGAGTGAGAAGCGTTCCGATGCAGGTAAAAAAGGCGGTTTTGCTTCAAGTTTTGCTAAAGCAAATATTCAAGCAAACAGTCAAGCAAACTCTGAAAGTGAAAGTGAAGATGAAATTGATTTTAATTCTGTTACTGATAATGAAAGTAAACAGAATAAAAATAATTCGTTTGTTGAAAAATTTAATGAAATTCGTAAAACCAAATATCGTGGCTCGGAACCAAAATTCAAGAGACAGTACAGCGCAAGGATAAAGGAGGGTTACACGGATGATGATTTATTGCTTGCATACCGGAATTTAATGAAGTTGAAAATTCACATTGATAGCAACTTCCAATATTTGACACCGGAATTTATTACACGGTCTGATATATTAGAAAGAAGCCTAAATCAACAACCACCGCCACCGCCTGTAAAGGTTCCAACAATTTGCAGATGAGAATAGTCAGCTTAAAAACCATGAGGGTTTATGATGTGCAGTTGCCGAAGCCGGGCGAAAATTCCCTGATTTGCCCGGAGTGTACGCCTGACCGCAAAAAGAAAACCGCAAAATCATTTTCATTCAATGCAGAGAAAAAGGCCGGTAAATGCTTCCATTGTGAAACCTCATTTGTTGAATACCGCGACCAGCCACAACGCAAGGCATTTGTAGTTCCTGAATGGAAAAATCGCACACAGTTAACCGACCGGGCTTTATCCTGGTTCCGGGGCCGGGCAATATCGGATGAAACACTGAACAGCCTTACAGTAAGTTCAGCAACGGAATTCATGCCGCAAACCGGAAAAGAGGAAAGTGTTATCTGCTTTCCATATTTCAGGGAAGGTAAACTGGTGAATATAAAATACCGGGACGCCCGTAAAAACTTTAAGCTTGTCAAGGATGCTGAATTGGTGCTTTATAACCTGGATAGTATCACGGGTGCTTTGGATTGCGTAATTGTGGAGGGTGAAATTGATTGCCTTTCCTTCATCCAAGCCGGGATTAAAAATGTGGTAAGCGTTCCAAACGGGGCCAACGCTGGGCACCTGGAATATATAGACAACTGTTTTTCGCAGTTGGAACCCATTGAAAGGTTCTTTATTGCAGTCGATAACGACCCCGCCGGATTTAAGCTCAGGGAGGAACTGGTCCGGCGCCTGGGTGCTGAAAAATGCAGTATCGTTTCCTTCGATGAATGTAAGGATGCTAATGAATACTTGGTGAAGCATGGCGCGATGGATCTTTATGACACACTGAAAAGGGCAAAAGAGGTTCCTATATCCGGGGTAATTCTTCAGGAACAGATTTACGACAACATTTACAGCCTTTTCTTAAACGGCCTGGTACCTGGCAAATCACTCCAGATCGAACCGCTTGACAAGTGCATTACCTGGGAAACAGGCAGAATTGCGGTTGTTACGGGTATTCCGGGACACGGTAAATCTGAAATAGTGGATTACATCATTACCCGCCTGAACCTTATGCACGGCTGGAAAACAGCATATTACTCCCCGGAAAATTACCCGCTGGAAATTCATTACAGCAAAATAGCGTCAAAGATCAGTGGTAAAAGTTTCGATTCTAAATATTTGACGCAGGAAGATTTTAACCAGGTATTCCAGCACGTTAATCAAAATTTCTTTTTCATTTACCCGGAGGAGGATGTCACGATTGAAAATATACTTCTGAAGGCGAAACAGACCATAAGGCGGTACGGGATTAAGGTACTTGTAATTGACCCCTACAATAAGCTGGAACATTCCAGGGATCGCGGAGAAAGTGAAACCGAATATATTAGCCGCTTCCTGGATAAAATCTCTATGTTTGCAAAGCAGAATGATATTATCGTTTTCCTGGTTGCACACCCGCGTAAGATGGAAAAGCAGAAGGACGATAAAACCAAATTTGAACAGCCGACACTTTATGACATAAACGGTTCTGCAAACTTTTACAATAAAGCAGATTATGGCCTGGTTGTTTACCGGGATTTTACCGCCGGGATTGTTAAAGTGATCGTATCAAAGGTCAAATTTAAACACCTGGGCGAAGGTGGGGAGGTGGAATTTGTTTATAATCCAACAAACGGCAGAATTCACTTACCACACGAATTCCCAGATTATGACAACTATTTACGCCGGGATTGGAACCGGGAACCCGAATACATGCCGAAATATGAACAAGAAGATATACCTTTTTAACCCATGAACCACCCCGAAAGCGACCTGCAAAAAGCCTGTGTAAAATGGTTTGATTTACAATACCCGCAACTCTCAAACTTGCTATTCCACCCCGCAAACGGAGGCCGGAGAAATGCACGGGAGGCCGCCCGCTTCAAGGCTGAGGGGGTGCGCCCCGGAGTAGCAGACCTGATATTGCTTGTGCCTTATAATTTCGGTTTACCAAAATGCCAGGTGCTGGATTATTACCTTTGCATCGAATTGAAATCCGACAAAGGCAGGCAGACCGAATACCAGAAAGCATTTCAGCACGATGTCGAAGTTGCCGGTGGCCGGTACGTTGTGATCAGGTCACTCGATGAATTCATAAAAACTATAAATGATTACCTATGATCGACCGCCAAATTATTGAAACAGTCCTCCGGGTTATTCCAGAAATCACTGAGGAAAAAATGTTGACGCCTTGTAAGAAAAGAAGTTTTTCCGATCAAAGGGAATTATTTACATACCTGGTCCGTGATATTTGGTGGATAGTGACACTTGATGACCTTGCGGAATATTTTAAGCAGACACGCACGAATGTCTGGAATTATGAAAAGGTATATTCCGGGTTGATTGAATTCAACCGTACAGAACGGGAGCGCTACGAAGCCATAAAATCGAAAGTAATTGCAGAGATGTTAAAAACAAGCCTAATGGCATAAACCCCCAAAAGCATGAAGTTAGGAATCCTGATTTTACACTTCAACACCCCGGAACTGACAAAGCGGCTTGCAGACAGCATCCAGGAAGCTATTGTCATTGATAACGGCTCAGACAAGGGTAAGGAATTCAAAGGCAAAAACCGTAGCTTCAAAACCGTAAAGCCGCTGGGATTTACTAAAGGATGGAATACTGCGATTGATGGAGTTTATAAAGAATTCGATGCGTTCTGGCTTATGAACTCCGACATAGAAGTAACCCGCCAAAGTATAGACCGCGTAAAAGATGTGCTAAAGCGCAAAGATGTTGAAATGTTCACGCCTTCATACAATGCATGGAATCGGTCAAGCCACAACCAGGGCACCTGCGACCTCCGCGAAACCGGCTTTATGGAGTTCTGCGCCCCGGTTATCAAAAAGTCCGTTTTTGAAAAGATCGGATTTTTTGATGAAACCTTCGCTTTGGGTTATGGAGTTGAACTGGATTTCATTTACCGGGCAAAGCAGAAAGGGATAAAAGTTTGGGTTGACGACGGGTCAGAGTTTTATCACATCGGACACCAGACCATCGGCGGGAACGGTGGCCTATTGGATTACCAGGCCAAAGGCAATGCGGAGCGTGACCGCGCTATGAAAAAGAAATATGGCACAGAGCGCCCGCCCCAGGTTTATGACATAGAAGCCCTGATGGATTCTGATTTCCGTAAACGTGCCTTTGTTTACACCGAAATATTCGGGGACTATGACGACCTTAAACCAGTAAAGCCCCAAAATATCCCTGTCCCGTTTGTCTGCGTGACCGACAATCCTAATTTGAATGGCGAAGGATGGAAAATCGTAGTTGTGAACTTTCCCCGAAAGGATTTACATATGAACCTGCAGGCCAAATGGTTTAAAATGTTTCCTTGGACTATACCCGGATTCGAGGATTACGAAATTTCAATTCACATTGACGGCGCCACCACGATCACAAAGGACAGCTTTGTAGAACATGCGATGCGGTTACTTGATAAGGACTTTGTCCTGTTCAAACATCCCGACCGCAATAATATCAGGGACGAGTTGAAAATTTCAATGACCTTCCAAAAATATCACTATGAGAACACCGCCGCCCAGGTGCAACATTACCTAAACAAAGGCTTTCCCGGTTCGCCCCTATATGCCTGTACCTGTTTGGTCAGGCGTCATACGGAAAAGATCAAAAACCTAATGCAGCAGTGGTATCTGGAGTGCATGCAGTGGAGTTACCAGGATCAACTATCTTTGCCTTATGTTCTATGGAAAAACCAATTTACACCCGTCACCTTCAAAGAAAATCTTTGGAGGAATGAATACATAAACGCCAACGGGCACCAGCACAAAGGTGACTTGCGGGCAAAAGAAACAGGAGTAAAAATGAAACACCGCAACGAAATTATTAACCACATCATTTCCCGGATGGGTTATAAGTCATATCTGGAAATCGGCCACGAAACAGGAGTATCGTTTTACGGCATAAACTGTGAGCTGAAAGAATCTATCGACATCAGAATCACCCAGGGGCACAAGCCAACATACCTGATGCGATCCGATGACTTTTTCGCAAAGCACACTAAAAAGCGGTATGACATCGTTTTCGTAGATGGCAACCACGAACGTATGCAGGTTGTCCGTGATGTTGAGAACTCACTGAAGGTACTCAATAAAAACGGCTGCATTGTGATGCACGACACTAACCCGCCGAATAAAGAGTACACGAAAGAGGGGCTTTGCTTCACGGCTTACCGGGCTGTGGTGGATCTTCAATTCGCCGATAACGACCTTGAAATCTATACCTTGACACTGCCTGAGGATCAGGGCAACGGAATCAGTGTAATTTTCCGGGGTAAAAAGACTTTCAAGAGGCCAAAAATAGATCATGCAAAATTCATGTTATATGAATACTGGCACAAGAACCGGGAGGAAATCACAGGCGGAATAACCTTCCCGGCCTTTGACCGGGTACTTGACAGTAAAGCCCCCGTACCCAAAAAAAGGGAACACACCATGGCAGTCCTCATGCCTGCCTTTAATTCACCTATTGACCAGATCACGGCCGCCGTGAACTCAATCCTGAACCAGACCGAAAAGCCGGACCAGTTCATAATTGTCGATGATGGTTCGGTTACTTTGCCTTTTGCCCGGTACATGAAAGAACTGTACCGGATGCTTAATATAACCATAATCCGATCACGGACAAATAACGGGGTAGCAGCCGCCCTGAATCTTGGTTTGGAGCACTGCAAAACCGACCTGGTACTCCGCATGGATGCCGATGACATTGCCCGGCCTAACCTCATTCAGAAACAGCACGATTACATGGAAGCGCACCCGGAAGCCGTTGTTTGCGGGGTGCAAATCCAATGTTTCGGCGGTGCGGACTGGCAGAGCAACCACCCCGCAATCGTCACTCCCCAGATGCTTTATGACAACGCAAAAGGCGGCTGGTGGATGATGAACCACCCCGGAGCGTGTTTCCGGCGTGAGATAATCGAAAGGTACGGAAACTATGGCAACACCCCAAAAGGCTTTCCGGAGGATTACGCCCTTTGGTGTAGGCTGGCACGGGCAGGGTATAGCCTTCATAATATGCCGGACGTCCTGATCGATTACCGCTATGTAGCAAAACCAGAACGGCAACTGGCCCCGTGGAATGACTTTCGTGAGCGTTGCCGGAAATCAATAATGCCAAATACAGTCAAAGTATGAAACCCTATAACATTTTATCATCTCTTCCAAATCGCGGGATACGTTTACACAAAGAGGGAAGGCGTTTTATATCGGAAATCAAATTCACCACGAGCGATGATAAAATAGTTATTCTCATTGTCGGGGGTATGGGACTTACAGAAAAGGCATCTATTACAAAATTACTTAAAACGCTTTATAGTAGCGAACTATCGGAATATTTGATGAGGCTTTATGTTAATAGAAGTTCATAATGCCAAATACAGTGAGGGTATGAAATTGTGTATTTTTGGAAGCAGAACGCTTTACGATGAAAGAGTTAAGATTTTGATATTAGAGACAATATTAAAATTTAACCCAGAATTAATTATTACATCAGCCGAACCTGAGGGCGTTTGCCAAATGGGAAGAGATATAGCAAAAGAAAGGGCAATACCGTTAAAATTACACTTTTTGAACTTTAAATATTTGAGGGGTGCATTTGAACACAGAAGCATTGATATATTGAAAGAGGTTGATTTTGTTTTATTCATACATGACGGGAAAAGCAAAGGAACACTCAATGAAAAAAAACTTGCCGATAAAATGAAAATACCATATCAATATGAAGTTTTAGAAGTGCAGCAGTTTAAAAAAAGCGTTGGATTTGAAATAGAGAAAGATTGGGACGTTGTTTTTACGCAAGATGAGTAATTCAAATTGCACAAAAAATGCACAATGGCAACAAAGGATATTCAGAAATTTAAGGTAAAAAAAGGCGAGGTTTTAAACCCGACAGGGCGACCAGTCGGAACCTTTTCAATCAGTAAAAAACTGAAAGAGTTAATCGTACAGGAGGGCGGTTGGATGAAGTTTGAGGGGGCTGAACTGTTGGATGATGTGGGCAACCCGACCGGGCAAAAGGTGAATGTCAGGTATAAGATGCCAAACGGAGAAGCGTTTACGATTGTCCTGATGAAGGCCGCGATGAAGTCAGCGGGTGATGCACGGTACCTGAAGGCAATGGAGATGATTTTGGAGCGCACGGATGGCAAGGTAACCCAACCCGTTGAATTGACCGAAACCAACAAGGAGCCCCAAATCCACGTAAGCATAAACAGCACGGAAATAAACCTGAGCAAGTGAACTTCGACCCGAACATCCTTTACGCTAAAATGGCGGCGTACTACCACGACCATAAGAACGACCCGGATAAGGTTATCTTTTGCAATGAGGGCAGTACCCGATCATCTAAGACGTGGGATATGTTTCACTTCATTGTGAACTACTGCGACCACAACCGAGGCAAGGGTAAGGACATCTACATCCTGAGGGACACCCTGATTAATTGCCGGGACTTCACGCTAAAGGAGTTTGAAAAGTGCATGAAGGTGATCGGGATTGTTTTCAACCCGGTATTCTATCCGAAGCCTTATTTCCAACTGTGGGGCAATAACATCTATTTCCGGGGCTTGGAAGATGAGGTCAGTATGGAGGGTTTCCCCTCACACATCGCGTTCGTGAATGAGGCGCTGGATGTGAACCAAAATCAGATCATGGGTATCCTGATGCGCTGCGAAGATGTGTTTGCAATGGATTGGAACCCGAAATACTCCGATCACTGGGCTTTCAACTTCGAGAAGCGGCCTAACTGCCTGTTCACACACTCGACCTACCAGGATAATAAATTCCTTCCTCAGTCGGTAGTGAATGAAATAGAATCATATAACCCTGATATTCCTACCAACGTCACGCAGGGCACCGCCGATAGTTACCGGTGGAAGGTTTACGGGTTGGGGCTGAGGGCTTCGCCCATGGGTGTTTATTTCCCGAACGTGACCTACATAGATGCTTTCCCTACAGACATTGAAATGGTTGGGTACGGCATGGACTTCGGACACTCGATCAGTTCAACCACGCTTATGAAGGTCGGGCTGAAGGGTAACGACCTATTTATCGAATGCCTGTTCTACGCGCCCTGTGACGACATTCCAACGCTTGCACAAGTGATCCGAAAGGCTAACCCGGAGATGGTGCTATGGGCTGACAGTGCGGAACCCGGCATGATCTCTGACCTCAGGTATCAGAACATATCGGTTTTCGGCTCAAAGAATTATCCCGGAGTGGTGCAACACGGTATTGCCTCAATGAACAAGTACAAAATCCATGCAGTCCGACACCTGGACCTGAAGCGGGAATTCGAGAACTACAAGCGGCGGGAGGTCGGGGGAGTTGTGATTGACGAACCCATAAAGGGCTTTTGTCATGCCATTGACGGCGCCCGTTATGCCTTTATGAACACTTTTCGATTTGAATAACCATCACATTCTTAACCCTTTACCCTTTATTTATTTAACTTATCCGAAAACGGATAATCCTGTTGTAACTTTGTCCCCGTAATTACACCAACACGGGTACATGAATTTGAAAATGATCCGGGACGGCTTTTTGTCGAAGAAGTCAGCCCCTGTTAATTTCGCCCTCACCTCACCCGGAACATTCTGGCAGATGCTTGGAGGCACTGAAGTAGCACTCCGGTACGGCAATGCCGCCCAATACCAAATCGCTTATGAGACCTGTCCTTCGCTGACATCCATTATTGGCAAACTGGCACGCTTTCACACAACGGGCGCGGTAACGGTTCAGGACTCGGAAGGCAATATCAACACCGGCCCCGTAGCACAATCTATCCTGGCATTCATGGAACGCCCGAACCCGGTTCAGACATGGAATCAGTTCTATATTCAACACATGGTACACCGTTTGGTATTCGGCAATGCCTATATTTTCAAACTGTCACCCGTTGGGATGCCGGGTACTATCTCTGCCCTGTGGAACCTGCCACCGCCAAACGTGCAGGTTATGGAAACGCAGAAATCCATAATGGAGACCGAATTAAGCGGGCTAATTGATTACGTCCGCTTCACATACGGGGCTAATTCCGTGACTTTCGGGACCAAAACCAACCAGATCCCGCTCGAAAACCTGTTGATTGTCAAGGATGACACCGCTAATTTTCAGTCAATGGTGTTGGCTGACAGTCGGATCAGGTCATTGAGTTACCCGGTTCAGGTCATTTCAGCGGCATACGAAGCGATGTATGTACTTGAAAAGAAGCGTGGAGGCGTGGGAATACTGTCAAACACGGGCAAAGATCAGACCGGCCATGTGCCAATGTTGCCAGCAGAAAAGTCAAGGGTACAAACTGAACTTAGCAAGTACGGGCTATCTGATGCCTTACAGCAGATCATCGTAACCGATGCCGCATTGAATTGGACCCCGATGGTGTTCAATACAAAGGACCTTTTACTTTTCGAGGGAGTTGAGGAAGCCACCCGCGCCATCTGTGACGCATACGATTTCCCGATGTACCTGATGGGATTCAAGGCCGGATCAACTTTCAACAACGTAGCGGAGGCCAAAAAGTCGGTATATTCCGACAACGTGATCCCTTCCGCTATGGACTTTTACAAGAACATGAGCCGGTTTCTGGGGCTGACCGCCGCAGGGTTACAGTTCTCAGTCGACTTTACACACTTAGATATTTTCCAACAGTCCGAAAAGGAAAAGGCAGAGGGGCGCAAAGCGATGGATGATGCCTGCAAAATGGAGTATGACAATGGCCTTATTACCCTGAATCAGTGGCTTATTGAAATCGGATTGGAACCCATAGGACCGGAGGGAGACAAGCGGAAGGACATGGCCCCGAAGCCGGAGCCGCTGCCCGTACCGGGTGAAATGCCAGAACAATTAAACAACGAAGAAGATGGAACACAAATACCGGAATAGCGGAAGACCCGTATTTTTTAAGGCATTGGGGGCAGAGGTTAAGGCTGATTTCCCTTCACGAAAAGTGTCTGGCTACCTGGCC